TCTTCTGTGTTTAATAAAGGTTCATATGGTTTTTTGTCATCCGCCACTTCCATTTGTTGTGCTTCTACAGGATCACCTTCACCGCGTACAATAAGATTTGCATGAGCTGTGTTTGTTTCGTTAACAAGATACTGTTCTAATACATATGCAGTTACTGGATAATTTACTTCGATATCATAATGTGTAACTTCACAATTTGCTAATTGTGGGAAATCTAAAGGTTTTTCAGTAATTGGTGTTTTCTTTCCTGTGCTAATCGAAACAACTTCAAACTTTGTCATTGCTTGATCCAGCTTATCGGCAAAGTTTTCTGGCAATTCTCCAGCTACCCTTAGTTTAAATTTATAAGTCTTTTTAGACTCTGTTAGATATTCTTTAAATAATTTCATTGGCGCTATCCTACTATAATGTTATTTATCCATATTCTTTAGTTTTTCAAGCAAACTATTGCGATCTGTTACTACATAACCTTGTCCAGATATAACATCACCTTCAATGCCGTTGCTATCTTTGTCTTGTTTTTCTTTTTTAAGTTGTAGTTCAATCATTTTTAGTTTTTTATCTAGCTTTGCTGTTTTTGCATCTAAACTAGTTTTTAACATATTGCCTGCAACTTCAAATACTCTTCCGCTGTACCTGCTTTCGACATTCATACCTAGGTCCATCAAGTCGTCATAAGCAGTCATTGCCTTGTCAGCAACCTCATTTAATTCTTTGTCTGCTAATTCACCTAATCCTTTTACAGCAGGTAATGCACTGGCAATTTTATCAAGCTCAGATATATCACGTGCAGTATCGTATTGCTCTACGATAGCGGCTTGTGCTTTTTCATTATTCTTTGATTCTTGGATAATTTCTTTTGAATCAGGTAAATTTAAAAGTTCTTCAAGTTTTTTAGTCATTTATAATCTCACATTAACTACTAATATTTATGCTATCTAGTGCCTTGGTGGAAAATATCTGTTTCATTTACTACCCTAAATATCATACCCTGTTGTTTACAATACGAATTTGCAGCCGACCATTTTGCCTGATTTAGTATGTAACTAGCTTGGTTAGCTCTACTATTACCTAGTTTATTTCTATGTGTTTGATTTGCCGGCTTGACTTCTATTAATTCTACACGCTGTTTACCTGTTTTATCTACATATGCAACAAAAAAATCAGGAACATATATAGTATGCTTACCAGTAAAAGGATTTTTATAGGGTATTCTTATCGCTTCACTTGCCCATTGTGCAACATTAGGATGTTCATCGCAAAATCGCATAAATGCAAATTCCCAACTACTTCGGTAAGTTGGTGTTTTTCTTCCTACATATTTGTTTGGATTTTTAAGGGCAAATTTGCCTTGTGCAAATCGAGCCATAGCTTTACACCACTATATTGCGTTTTTCGATTTTATCTACAGTTTGCGGACGTTTAAAACCTACACTTGTTGACGAATCTCTATTATAATTAAGTACTTCCGCAACTACTGTACTCAATTGCACTTCATTTAAACCTTTAAGAGTATCTAAAAGTGTGAAAATATTTACACTATCTATTTTTGCTTGTTGTAAAAGAACAGTACCGGTACTTTGTGCAGCACCTTGATCAAAACCTCGTTTTAAGAAAAATCCTATTACAGCATCAACTTCGTTACTAGGAAAACTTAGTTTTTTTGTAAAATATTTGTCAAAAAATTCAGTTGTTTTTCCTTCTGAAGTTTTTGTCTTATTTGGTAGACTTGACATTATGTAGATCCTTTAAGTGCTTCTTTTGCCGAAGACGATAGTGCATTGTAAGCGGCTGTTGCTGCGTTCACTCCACCCGTACCACCATTATTTTGGAATGTTTTACTATTTGCAATTCTTGCGGCACTTTCTTTAGCAGCATCAGTATTATTTACTGCTTGTGTTAGTGCTTTTAATCCTGTTACGGCAGCAGTTGCTATTACTAAATCCTTTGCGCCTCCATTGCCTCCATTTTTTGGAAAAAATGTATTTGCAACACCTGAAACATCTGTACCAGCTGCCGCGCCAATTGCACCAGTAAGTAAACTAAATCCTTCAGCTCTAATACCATCAGTACTTAAATTACGTACATTAGCTACTAAATTAGCTGCTGCTAATCCTGCTTCTAACGGACTATTAAATCCACCGTCGTTAGTAATGAAATCATATAGACTAATACCTGCACCAATAGATCCGCCTAAACCTAAAGCACCACCACCTAGTAAACTTGCCGGGCTAGGAGTTGTGTCGTAGTGTGCTGGATCTGCAAAACCTTTTGGATTGTCGACGCCAACTTTTCCTCTATCGTACCAAACTGCTTCATACTGTACAGTCATATTATTTTGCATTGTGCCTGAGCCGTCTGCACTATCTACACTATCGTGTCCCCAATTAGTTATTGTAGGATTAACCAATGTAAATGTTGTGAATGTTTTTCTTGTAAGTTGACTGATCTGTATACTTTTAAAAAATGGTTCGTTTTGATTATTATCTAAGCCATATGCATACTTATTTCTTTCTTTGCCAGCATATGTATTATCACCTGCCGCTGTTTTAGTTACTTGTCTATTATATGCATCTGTTCTAGATCCATAATTACCATCTGCATAATAGTATCTATAGTATGCTTCCATCAAAGCACTAGTTACACCTAAATTATCATCATGGAAAGTAATATTGATAGGATCGTATGAAATACTAGTTTGTATATTTTTTATTCTATTGTACTTCTTTTTAGTTTCAACATTTGCTGTGTATTTGGGCAAATCCGCTGACTTTACTAAAAGTCCTATTTCTCTTGTATGTTTTTGTTTCAGTTCTGGTAAAATACTAGCTGGCTGATCGTTTATATCAAAATATACATGATAAAGAAACTTTGTCTTTGGTGCTAATCTAAAAGCATCAGTAACAAAAGTTTTACTTGCATGTCTAAAGTCTGCAAGGTTCCCTTTTGGACTCAATGCTCCACTAGCTACATTATCTAAAAATCCTGTGAACTTTCCCATACTAATATTTATCCATTCTATAAAGTGCGTATATAAAAGAAAAGGGGATACTAAAAAAGTACCCCCTAAGATTAGGAACTATTGTTTTTGTTATTAAGCGCCACCGCCGGTAACTAAAGTATTTATAGTTCTGCCAATAGCAGTACCAATACCTGTACCCTGTGGAGACTGCACAGCATTATCGTATTGTATATTTAATGCAATGCTAACTGGATCTGTTGAATTAGAATATGCTAACTGATTATAGTTTGCACTTTCAACATAACAGCCGTATAATTCAAATGTTTCTAGCACAGTTGGTGTGTTAGCACCGTTGCCACCGTCTAAGATCTCAATACGTGTTGTAAATTTATAATCTTGTCCAGATGCTGCACTTGACTGCTCGTAGAAATCAAACTGTTTCTGTAACTGTTCGCCTACTAGTTTTTGTACGTTATTGTTTACGTCTTCACGTAAGTTAAGTGTAATTGGATCCCATGTATGTTTACCAGCAAGGTAAACTCTTGAGTTGTAAATGTCAATGGTCATTTTTTCAAATGACACGTTTGGACGAGCTACGTCAATTACTTGTTTCGTTAGTTCTGTTGTTGGTGTTGATACTCCAAAGTTCTCCAAGCTCACTCTAAAGCGGTATTGTAGCTTTGGCATCAACAAACCTTGGTTACTAGCAGAGTCTCCGCTAGCTAAAGGTACTGTTATTTTTGATAGTGTTGATATTGCCATTTAATTTGCTCCTAATCTAAAAGTATTTATCATTTTTTACAATCCTGCAATTTCACCAGTATTCTTAAGTCTTAGCGGAATGTAAATAAACTCAACTGCTTTAACAGGTTCGATAGCAATATCTAAATGTAATTCATTTCTATCAATTCTGCTTGGTGTGTTATTTGACTCATCACATACAACTAAGAAGTCATAAAGTGCTCTTTGACCAACAAGTTCAAGCATTAGACTTTCAGCTGCACCTTTGATTTCGTCACGTGTAATTTTATCATTTGGTTCAAACAAGTACGGTTTAGCAAGTGTGTTAAGTTGACTACGTAAGTATATTACAAGTCTTGCAACGTTGATTCTATCTAAAGAACTTGCTGCTAGTTGTCTTGTTTTCTGTCCAAACGCTACTAAACCTGCACCTGTAATAAATGTTATAGGATTAACTGCATTTTGATACAGTGTATCTCTTTGACCTTCATTAAGTGCAATTGATTTAAATTCGCCTTCTGATGTAATAAACCCTGTTGAACTTGCGTTAGTTATTCCGCCACGTCTTGTACCTGCTGGAGCAAACCATGGAAACGATACTTGATCGCTTAATGCAATAGTTCTCATCATCATGTGCGAGGATGGAACAACAACATTGTTACCAAAGTTATCACTTGTAAATCCACTTGGATAGTAAACAGCCAAATATGGATCAGAAGTAACAAGTCCGTTGTCGTTATCTTCAACAGCTTTAGCAGTAT